GCTACAAAGTGGCCTCTACGTTCTCGGGCTGCGGCGGCTCTTGTCTCGGCTATCGGATGGCGGGTTATCGCGTCGTCTACGCCAACGAGTTCATCCCTGAGGCGCAACGCACCTACAAGGAGAACCACCCCAACAGCTACCTCGACGGGTCAGACATCCGCTCTTTGACCCCGGAGATGCTCCTCGAGCGGGCCGGAGTACAACGCGGGGAGCTAGACCTCTTCGACGGCTCTCCACCCTGCTCCGCGTTCTCTACGGCAGGAAAGCGCGAGGAAGGCTGGGGCAAGGTCAAGGCTTACAGCGACGGAGCCCAGCGGGTCGATGACCTGTTCTACGAATATGCCCGCATCCTCGAGGGCGTACAGCCGAAGGTCTTCGTTGCCGAGAACGTAAGCGGCCTCGTTAAAGGCACCGCTAAGGGTTACTTCAAGCGGATCCTGCAGGCTCTCCGCGACTGCGGATACAACGTTAAATGCCGCGTGCTCGACGCTCGCTGGCTCGGCGTACCGCAGATGCGACAGCGAACGATCTTTGTTGGCGTCCGCAATGACCTCGGCTTAGACCCCGTACATCCGAAGCCTTTCCCCTACGCCTACAACGTCGGCGATTGCCTGACGCCTCCTCCGTCCGATACCACCGCTAAGGAGCTGAACAGGGAGTCGGAGACCTACCGCTTTTGGTCGCAGTCGAAGCCCGGCGAAACGCTCGGTGACGCCTGCAAGCGGATCACCGGCAAAAACAGCTTCCTTACGCACTGCAAGCAATCGCCGAATCGACCGGCGAACACGATCACGCAGGGCACGCAGCAGCTTTACCACTGGGATGAGCCTCGGACCCTTACCCTCGGCGAGCTACGCCGCGTCGGCGGCTTCCCTGACGATTTCGCCCTGACAGGATCCTTTCAGCAGCAGTGGGAGCGCATAGGCCGCGCTGTGCCGCCGTTAATGATGGCGCAGGTTGCTAAAACTATTGAACAGGAAATCTTGTCGAAGATTTGATGGATATTCCGGCTAGTTGGACATTTGAAACCCCGGATGTAGCGACCGGATTCGATAACCACGTCAGGGAACAACTCCCTTGGTACGACTTAGCAACCGCTGCGATCACTCACATCGCACGGCACTACATCCCAAAAGGTGGCCTGGTTTACGACATCGGCTGCGCCACGGGCAACATCGGCCGTAGCCTTGAGGCGACGCTAAAAGCCCGAGACGCGCGACTCGTAGGCATTGACCCTTCCGACGAAATGCGGAAGATCTACAACGCTCCGGGCATCTTCGTCTGCTCCCCCGCAGAGGAGTACGACTATGAGCCGTTTGACCTCGGGATCTCGTTTCTAACGCTGATGTTTGTCGAGCCAAGCAAACGTCGCGATTACTTGCGGCGGCTCCTCGATAAGTGCCGACCCGGCGGCGCAATCATTATCTTCGACAAGCTCGAAACACATCACGGGTATTTCGGCACGGTGATGACTCGACTTACTCTTGCCGGCAAATACGAGGCCGGTGTCGACGCAAAAGAGATCATTGAGAAAGAACTCTCTCTTGCGGGAGTGCAAAGACCCATAACATTGGGACAACTCCCCGGCATTCCTTATCAGTGGTTTCGCTTCGGTGATTTCGCCGGTTACATCCTCGAGAAACCGATCTAATGGCTAAATCAACAAAGATCGAAGTCGATATGCGAGTGAATCGAGTTGCTCGCCTCTTAGCGAACGGGGCCGTGCGCTCGGAGATCGTTCAATACGCTACGAACGAGTGGGGGGTCTCGGATCGGCAGACGGACAACTACATCGCCCGCGCTAGGGAGTTGATCCGTGCCGACTGGGAGATTGATCGACGCAGCTTCACTGCGGAGATCCTTGCTCAGCTCGCGAGCATTCAGAAAGAGGCCCGGAAGACCGGCAACCTCAACGTCGCTCTCGGCTGCGTAAACCAAGCCGCGAAGGTCGCCCGGTTATTTGAATGAGCATCCTGGCGGCGGTTCCTGGCGGTTCAATCCTTTCGGCAGTCGAGTCGGCGGTTGCTTTCGACGAAGCCGATTGCAGCAATTTCGTCGATCAGTTAGCGGAGGGGCTAACCGGGCCGCAGCGCGAGGTATGGGAGGCCGATAAGCGTTTCAAGCTGCTGTGCTCCGGTCGTCGCTTTGGCAAGACCTACCTCTGCATCACCCGGCTGATTTGCTGGGCGATGGAAAAGCCCGGAAGTCTCTGCTGGTATGTCACCGCGAATTACCGGATGGCGAAGCAGATCGCATGGCGGCAACTAAAGGCAATGGCCCCTGAGGAGCTCGTCGTCAAGCGGAACGAGTCGGACCTATCGATCGAGTTCGCTAACGGCAGCCTGATCGCTCTTCGCGGCGCGGATAACGAGGACAGCTTGCGGGGTGTAAGCCTTTCGGCGCTTGTGATCGATGAGGCCGCCTACGTCAAGCAAACAGCGTGGGAGATGGTCCTACGTCCTGCCCTATCAGACCAAAACGGTCCGGCCTGGTTCATCACTACCCCGGCAGGGCTCAACTGGTTTCACGACCTGTGGGAGCAGGCGCAGGAGCAGCACGACTGGGCCACCTTTTCGTTTACGACGATCGAAGGCGGCAACGTTGCGGCCGAGGAGATCGAAGCAGCGCGTAATACTCTTGATGAGCGCACCTTTAGGCAAGAATACCTAGCGAGCTTTGAGACGCTCTCGGGCAGGGTCTATCCCGGCTTCGACGACGAGAACATCAGCGAAGACGTGCAAGATACCGGCGGCCCGATCTACTGGGGCACCGACTTTAACGTCAGCATCATGGCGGGCGTTCTCGGCAGCAGGGTCGGCGACACGCTGCACATTTGGGATGAGCTTGCCGTCAAGCAGTCGAACACCGACGAAGTATGCGCCTTGCTCAAGCAGCGATTCCCCGATCGGCAAATCGTTGCCTACCCCGACCCTACGGGCTCGGCTCGCAAGACTTCCTCTGCCGGGCGAACGGACCACGACATCATTCGACGCTTCGGCTTTAGCTGTATCAGCCCGAAAGCTCCGTGGTCGGTTAAGGACAAGATCAACGCGACGAACTGGATGATCCGCACGGCGAAGGGGAGTTTGAGGCTATTCGTACACCCTCGTTGTAAGCACACAATCAAGGCGCTTAAAAACGTCACCTACAAGCAAGGTGCTGAGGACTATGTGATCGATAAATCGGCAAACATCGAGCACTGGACTGACGGGCTCGGTTACTTAATCCTCGGCGCGTTTAATCCACTGCACGAACGTGCTGGACGTGGTACCGGAATCCGCCTTTACTAAACTAATTAGATCAGGCGAGGAGTTGCCGTGTATTCCGGTCTTAGTGGTCGCCAACGCGTAGGGACAGCGACGAAAGTCAACGACCCGAACACGGCTTGGGTCAACATGGAGCCGCACTGGGTCTTGATCGAGACCCTGATGACTGGCACTTACGGGATGCGTAAAAAGCATCGGACGTATTTGCCGCAGGAGCCTCGCGAGCTAGATGAGGCGTACGACAACAGATTGATGCGATCGGTGCTTGCGCCGTTTTACGCACGCCTCGAGCGGATGCTTGCCGGAATGCTTACCCGCAAGCCTGTTCGTTTAACGGACGTTTCAGATGTAATTACCGAGCAGCTTTTCGACGTTGATCTACAAGGCAACGATCTGAACGTTTGGACGTACGAAACGGCACGGAAGTGCATCCGCTACGGGCACGTCGGTGTCCTTGTAGACGCTCCGGCCGCAGGGCAAAACGGTCGGCCTTATTGGGTGACATATACGCCACGCGACATCGTTGGGTTTCGTTACGAAATGGAAAGCGGAAAGCAGCGGTTAATGCAACTGCGGCTTGTTGAGAAAATAATCGTGCCCGATGGGCTGTACGGCGAGAAGGAAGTCGAGCAGGTCCGTGTGCTTACTCCGGGAGCCTTCGAGATCCACCAAAAAAATGAGCGCGGGGATTTCGTCGTTGTCGATGAAGGCAAAACCAGTCTTTCAGAGATTCCGTTTTCTATTGCTTACTCGAACCGTCTCGGCCTTCTTGAATCTCGGCCGCCGCTTGCTGACATCGCAGAGCTGAACCTCAAGCAATACCAGGTGCAGTCGGATCTCGATAACCAACTGCATATCAGCGCGGTCCCAATGCTGGCGTTTTACGGCTTCCCACAGGCCGCGGAAGAAATCAGCGCAGGGCCAGGCGAGGCGATTGCATTTCCGGCCGAAGGCAGGGCCGAATATATCGAGCCGGGCGGTCGTAGTTATGACGCACAATTCAAGCGTCTCGAGCAGATTGCCCAGCAGATAAATGAGCTAGGTCTTGCCGCTGTTCTGGGGCAGAAGCTGTCGGCAGAGACAGCCGAGGCAAAGAAGATCGATCGCAGCCAAGGCGACTCGACGATGATGGTGATCGCGCAGCAGATGCAAGATCTAATCGACAACTGCCTTGCCTTTCACGCGGACTACATGCAAGAGCGCAATGCCGGCAGTAGCTTCGTCAATCGCGACTTCCTTGCGTCTCGTCTCGAGCCTCAAGAAATCCAGGCGTTGCTACAGCTATACAGCGCAGGGTCTATCACGCAAAAAACGCTGCTCGACCAGCTTGCCGAGGGCGAGGTGCTCGGCGACGAGTTTGATGTTGAGGAGGAGCTTGAGGCTACGCAAGCGGGTGGGTTATCAGAAGTAACGCCACAGCCGGAGCCGGAGGAGGAGGAAGACGCCACAATGCCAGAAGCACAGCAGGAGGAACAGGATGAGCAAGCGGAGTGATACGCGCAAGCAGTTTTTTTTCTATTCACACGAGGAGCTGCAGAATCAATACTTCGCTGTGATCCGGATTACTGAGTTCATGTGCGGTCGCCCGTGGTTCGTATGGGAAAGAAATATCCACACATACGATGAGGATGTCGTCGAGACATTCACCGAGATCGTTGGCACTGCTCTCGCCGGTGGTGCTGATGTTTCGGCGATTTCTATTGCGACTGCGGAGGAGCTAGGGATTGAACCGACATGAGTACGCCTGCGGAGCTTTATCGAAATGCAATCGACCTCAATCGATTTAGCAACAGTGTTGCCAAGCGCATTGCTGTTGCATATAACGATCTTGTTTTGGACGCTGTTGATAAGCTTCGTGGCATTGATGAGCTTGCAGCGCCTGCAAAAGCTGCACGGCTTCGGGCGATCCTTGCGCAACTAAAAGAATCGCTAGAGGGCTGGGCAGGGGCGAGCACCCTAAGCGTTATTCAGGACTTGCAAGGGCTTGCCGTACTACAGGAAGAATTTGTAGAGGAGCAACTGCGCAAGGCTTTGCCTATCGAGCTGCGTGACCAAATCAAAAGCGTGCAGATCAGCCCGCAATTCGCTAGATCTGTCGCAACTGTAGACCCAACTGCGATTAACGTCGTGACTCTCAGCGACGACCTACAGGCGGCGGTAGCAGGTGCGCCTCAAACGTTCGCGCTAACGGCTGCACAAGGAACAACAATCACCCTTCCAAACGGAAAGGTTCTCGAGAAGTCTTTCAGGGGTTTAGCGGCCTCTCAGGCCGATCTGTTTGCGAAGACGGTGCGAAACGGGTTGCTCTCCGGAGAGTCAACAGACAAGCTTGCTCGACGCTTAAAAGGCAGATTGCGTTTCGGGCAGGCCGGGAGCGCGAGGCAAATTGCGCAGGCGGGCGGCGAAGTCACATCCGCAGCGAACCACCAGGTCATGGCGCTCGTTCGCACAAGCGTTAATCAAGTTGCTAATGAAACAAGCCAGCAGGTTTACAAGGCAAACCAAGACATCACTAAACGGTATCGCTACGTCTCAACGCTCGACAGTCGCACGTCTCCGATTTGCCGCGCACTAGACGGGCGAGAGTTTGAATACGGCAAAGGCCCGAAGCCGCCACAGCATTTCAACTGCCGCTCAACAACGGTCCCTGTAGTTGATTACAAAGGCTTAGGGGTTTCTCCGCCGCCGCCCGCAAAACGTGCAGCACAGGGTGGCATGGTTCCGGAAGACCAGTCCTATGGCGAGTGGCTAAGCAAACAAAGCAAGGAGAGAAGGGCCGACATTCTCGGGCCGGAAAAGGTCCGCTACTTCGATCGGTTGTCGAAAAAGTATGGCCCGACGGACGCAATCCGCAGGTTTGTCCGTGAGGACGGGTCAGAGCTAACGTTGGAACAACTCAAACGCCGTTATCCCAATGGCTCTAGCAAGTAAGTACCAATTCACGCCCGAAGGGGCAAAGGCTACGAAGCCCCCGGCGAAGAAAAAAGCAGCTAAAAAAGAAGCACCTAAGGAGGCGGACTAATGCCCGGCTACTACGGACCTAAAAAGCCCCAGACGAAAATGGGCAAGCGTAAAAAGAAAGGAGGCAAGAAAAAGTGAAAAAGGGTGCTCGAGTTAAGTGGACGTTTGGCAACGCAACCGTCTACGGCACGTTTCAAAGCGTCAAAGGAACAGGCAAGTACAGCGTGAAAGGGCCTAAGGGTACTGTTACGCGCCAGGGCAAGCCCGGGGATCCGGTTGTGCTTCTAAAGCACGGCAAACAGTCTGTGCTCAAGCTGCGCTCGCAGATTTCCCCCGCTCCTGCCGCTAAGAAAAAGTAATGGCAAAGCGAGATCCGCGACTGGAAAAGCACGGCCTTAAGGGCTTCAACAAGCCTAAAAGGACGCCATCGCACTCAAAAAAGAGCCACGTCGTTCTCGCTAAAGAAGGCGACAGGGTGAAATTGATTCGCTTTGGACAGCAAGGCGTTTCGGGATCGCCTGCGAAAAAAGGTGAGTCGAAAGGCAACAAAGCACGTCGCGCCTCATTCAAAGCACGGCACGCGAAGAATATCGCGAAGGGCAAAATGTCTGCCGCATATTGGGCCGACAAGGTGAAGTGGTAGAAACTTGTTACTATTGGGCTGCAATTTAGGCTGTGCCTAATGTCTGAAGAACAAACTGCTCCTGTGGAGCAATCTGTTGACACAAAAAAGCTCGAAGCAGAACTAGATGCAATGCGGCGTAAAAACGCCGAGCTGCTCGACGAATACAAAAAAGTGTCTTCCCAAATCAAGAATGTTCCTGACGGGGTGGACATCCAGGAACTCATTGAGTTCAAGCACAAAGCAGAGCAAAGCAAGCTCGAGTCCGAAGGCAAGTACACCGAAGCGCGACAGGCTTTGGAGCAGCAGTTCCGTGAGGCGTCGGCGGACAAGGACAAGCGCATCGCAGAACTCGAAGAGCGGGTGCGGGAACTTGAGTTGTTAACTCCAGCCGCTACGGCGCTCGCCGAGGTAGTGCATGACCCGAATCTTGTCCTTAAGTCGTATTTGCAAGGCAAAGAAATCCAGCGAGAGAACGACGGCACTGTTGTCGTCGTTGATGGTTATGAGCGCACGCCTGTAATCGACTGGGCAAAACGCAACACCCCGGAGTGGGTGCAAAAAGCGCCTAAGCCGCAAGGTAGTGGAGCTCCTTCAGGGAGAAGTGCTGGCAGCGATATTCCGCCTGGCACAAAAAATCCCTTCGCAAAAGAGACTTTCAATCTCACAGAACAATCGCGTCTTTTTCGTACAGACCGTGATATGTATGAAAGGTTGAAAGCAGCGGCGAACCGCTAACATCAACGCAAGGCAAGGCTGTGCTGCGCCAGGGGCTGTGCCCACACCGTAAACATCTTATTTGAGGATCTGTCATGGCGACTCTTCGCTCTGACATCATCATCCCAGAGGTATTTACGCCTTACGTCATTGAGCAAACCACTCAGCGTGATGCCTTCTTGGCTAGCGGTGTAGTGCAGCCCATGGCGGAGCTGAATGCTTCCGATGGTGGTGATTTTATTCAAGTGCCTTTCTGGAAGGCCAACCTGACAGGCGATTTTGAGCGCCTGACTGATTCCAGCAGCCTGACCCCCGGCAAGATCACTGCCGACAAGCAGGTCGCTGCTGTTCTGCATCGTGGCGATGCTTGGGAAGCTCGTGACCTCGCTGCTATGGCAGCAGGCGCAGACCCGATGGCTGCTATCGGCGCAAAAGTTGCTGACTACATCGCAAACCAGCGGCAGAAGGATTTGCTTTCTTGTCTCGCTGGCGTTTTCGGTGCTGTCGGCGATAACAGCAGTGCTGCTTACGCTGGACTGACCATTGACGGCGGTTCCGGCGACACTCCTACAGCGCTCGGACCCCGCCAGATCGTCAAAGCTAAAAACCTGCTTGGCGACCAAGGCGAAAAGCTGACCGCTATCTGTGTCCACCCATCGGTTTATTACGACCTGATGGAGCGTCGTGCGATCGACATGATCTACGACGACACCGGTGCTCCTGACACCGCCGCATCGCAAGGTTCGACCGCACCTGCTTTTGGCAGCGTGCAAGTCCCGACCTTTATGGGCCTGCGTGTCATTGTCTCCGAAGATGTGCAGACCGCTGGGTCTGGTTCTTCTACGGAGTATGCAAGCTATCTGTTTACCCAGGGCGCTATTGGCTCTGGCGAGCAGATGGGTCTGCGGACAGAAACCGACCGTGACATCCTTGCAAAATCGGATGCCATGGCAATCGACCTGCACTACGTCTACCACCCGATTGGCGCTAAGTGGTCAACCTCAGTTTCCAACCCAGAGCGTTCTGATCTGGAAACCGTTGGCAACTGGTCAAAGGTGTACGAAACCAAGAACATTGGAATCGTGCGGGTTACCAATACCAGCAACCTTGACTGAGGAGGTAACTAACCATGGCATCACTTTTTGAGGCAACAGCGGGCAAACTTGTAGGCCCGACCGTTGGTACGTCTGTCACCCAGGCGACTAACAAAAGCACCACCGTGATTGCCAATGCGGCATCCGGTGTTATCACCCTGAATGACGCTGCACTGGCTGCTGCCGCTGAGGTGTCTTTCACCGTGACCAACAGCGAAGTTTCCGCCACTGATGTGGTGGTTGTGAACCACGCTTCAGGCGGAACTGCTGGTTCCTACCTGGTGCAAGCGAACAGCTTGGCCGCAGGGTCTTTCAAGATCACTGTCGCTAACGTTTCCGCTGGTTCTTTGTCTGAGGCAATCGTCCTCAACTTCGTGGCCTTGAAGGGCGCTAGCTCCTGATGGGTCTGTTCGCCTTTAGGCGGATGAAGGCACGCGAGGCTGCTGCACTAGCGGTGGCCTCCGTTCCCGAAAAGCCGACCGACAAGACTTCTACCGTGAAGCCCGATGGCAGTAACAATCGACGCAACAGCGGGCGGCGCAAGCGCCAACAGCTACATGACTCTGGCGCAGGCTGACGCCTACGTCGAGGCAATGATCAGTAGCGCCGATGTAACTGCGTGGAGCACCGGCAGCGACGACACTCGTAATCGTGCTTTGACTGCTGCTGCTCAGCGTTTAGATCGCGAGCGATTTATAGGAGCGCGGGCAACAGATACACAGGCATTGCAGTGGCCTCGAACAGGCGTGCGTAAGCCTGACACCTACGTCAACACGTACGCAACAGGCTTTCCATTCCGCATTTCTGAAGATTACTTCACCGATACAGAGATTCCGGACCAAATCAAACGCGCGCAGGTTGAGCTCGCTGTTTACTTGAAGAACAATGTCGAGGGCATAAGCCTCGGAGGTCTCGAAGATTTTAAGAACGTCAAGATCGGCAGCCTCGACGTAACACCCGATAAGACAGGAGCCGTCGGAGCCGATCGCGTACCGCCGATGTTTGAAAGGTACTTGACTGGTCTTAGAATTAGCGGACCAGGCAACATTGCTATCAAACGGAGCTGATCATGGGCATGAACTACAGCGTTGGTGCAGAGTTCATCTCCGATACCGCTGAGCACACCGGCCGTTTCAACTGCATCTACTTCAAGGAAGATACGGTGATTAGTGCGATTACTGCTCAGGACTACACGGGCAACAGTCTTGCGGGCGAGACCTTTGTTGCTCGTACAAAGATCTATGGCGTGTTCACAAGCATTACGCTGACTAGCGGCGCAGCTATCGCATATAAGATCTGATGTCGCTAGCAAAGTCGCTAGAGAGTGTTGCAGGCAAGGTCATCAACAAGTTTGGTGGCGACGTAACGATCCGGTATGTCTCTGCGGGCTCTTACAACACAACTACCGGAACAACTACCGAGACGACGACTGACACTGCGATTAAAGGCGTCGTAGAAGGCGTCAGCTCCACAGAGGTTGACGAGCTAATTAAGAAGACTGATAAGCGCCTTACCGTTGCTGCTACGGATTTGGCAACGGTGCCTGCCCCCAAAGATCGAGTTGTTATCGATTCTGTAGAGTTTCAAATTATTACAGTTAATACGCTAGAGCAGGAAGGCACCGCGATTACCTATGAGCTGATCCTGAGGGCATAGGCATGGCTCGTCGCATCCGCTTCGACCAAATCGATGATTACGCCGAGGAGAAATTCAACGAGCTTTTGCGCGGTGCTGTTTTGGAAACCGACAGGCGACTCAAAATAGGCAGCCCAACGGATACGGGACGCTTAAAAAACAGTTGGCAAATTTCCGAGAACACAGCTAACGGCATCGGTGCCCCGGCCGGTGAATACGACAAGAACGCGACACCTGCGCCGGATCGAACTAATTATCAAAACGAAAAAATTGGCGAGACCTATATCGTGTACAACAATCTCGAGTACGCCGAGCCTGTGATTGCAGGAAAGAACATGCCGCGTTCCTGGAACAACAAATGGCGTTCGCGAGATAACCAAATCACTAAGAACTACCATTTGCAAGTCGCGAAGGACATCGCAAATTGGATTAAGGCAAACGCTGTAGACCCATGACCAGCACTTACAACGACGTTCGAGCGGTCATCGAGGGCCGTCTTGCTACGGAGATGGCTAGCTCTCCGGCTTATCAAGTTGCCTACGCCAACACGGCATTCACGCCGCCTACGGACGCGCCCTGGCTCAGTGTGCAGGTGAATTTCGGCGACAACGCGTATTACACCTTGCAGGCTCCGGCAACCGGAACAAACAGGCAATCGGGTGTTGTGGTCGTCGATATTTTTGGTGACGTTGGAATCGGCGCAGCGAGCGCTTTTACGATCGCCGAAAGGGTCAAGGATCTATTCGATAGAAAAACTGTCAGCGGAGTTATTTTTGACGCAGCATCCGGGCCGAACCAAATTGCGTCTGGCCTTTCAGACTCTTTTTTCCAGGTGCAGGTTAGCGTTAGCTTCGACGCATACCTAAGCTAGACTCGAAAAAAGCCACTACCGCACAAAGTCATGGCTACTGTCTTGTCCGGTACGTCCGGCGCTCTTTACTACAAGCCTGCTGGCACGAAGTCTACGTTCAAAGCAGCGAACGTGACCAGCGGCAGCAACAACATCAACGTTGGCACTTACCTCAACTTCAAGGTTGACGATAAGGTCTCCTTTGGCACCGGCACTGGCGGCACGCTGCCTGGTGGCTTGAGTGCCAGCACTGACGTTTTCATCCGCACCTATGCGGCAGCGACTGGAATTGCCACGTTTGCTTCAACTGCTGGCGGCAGTGAGCTTGCATTAAGCAG